CCTATGCCGTTTGTATCTATGATGAGATAAGGCATAAATAATTCTATGAGTGAAATAAGCCAAGCAGCGGAAGACCTGTTTTTTAAATTAAGAAACCGTTTTCCAAAAATTAATATGGGTGATGAAAACGGGAAAGACACTGTTGATCCTAATAAAGCACGTTTTTTTAATTTTGTATACACAGATAAAGAAAGTAACCGTGCATATGGTCGCATCACTGCAAGTTTAATTGATGGTGCCAGTTTAAAAGTATTTTTTGATACTGCTATAACTGACCGTATGCTTCCAGAAGATAAGAACTATTGGTATAGTTTTTTACGTGAACTACGTCGTATGGCAAAAGGTCATATGTTAAACTTTGATGTTCGTGATATTACCAAAGATACTTTGAGTAGACAGGATTTACAATATATGACCAAGTTAAACCCAGCAAAGAAAGCCTTTAAAGAATCACTAGAAGAAAGCCGTGTAATGTGGCAGCGTCGTGGCAAGTTCAGTGAAGGCACGCTAAACAATGTTCGCATCAATGTTGTTCACAATGAAAAGATGCTTGAAAACCCAAACAATCGACTACTTAAAGTAGATAGAATTTACTTGGTAAATGAGAATGGTGAGAAATTCCTATTGCCATTTAAAAGTGTTGGTGGAGCAAAGGCAATGGCAAACCATGTATCTCGTGGTGGCAATCCTTATGATAATAGTGGTCAATTGATTTCTCGTGCTATTGCTGAAATGCGTAATTTAAGTCGTTTTACTAGCGTTACTCGTAATCGCACATTTGAAAGTTCGGAAGCAGGCGATGTTATCACTGCTGCACAACAAATGAAAGAAAGTATTCGCCGTCATATTTCTCGTCTTACCAACAACAGCCGTTCATTTGCGGAAAGCCTAGAGGCACTTAATGATTTAATCAGTGAACAAAGTGAAGATTTGGGCGAAGTAAAAGGTTGGTTTACACAACAAACATATAATGAAAATCTAGACAATTATCTAGCAAGTGCTGCTGGCGCTTACAAAAAACTTAAGGAAGGCACAATGAATAGAGTTAACGAAGCCGCTGGCAGCGTAGAAAAGAAAATTATGGACCCTAACTATAAGTTGGTGTTAAAGGCAGATAGTGGTCTTGATAAACTTATGATTAGTCGCAAGTATACAAGTTCAACTGCGCTACTAACAGCAGTTCTTGGTGATATTGCCAACCGTATGATTGGTAAAGATGGCGATGATATTGCTAACTTTGCAAGTCTTATGGGTGACCTTGTAAGCAGCGAAGGCGAGGCATTTGGCCAACGCAGTGAACCAGAGTATAACAAAGACAAGAAACTTTCTATTCTGTTAGCACAGAAGTATATGAAGGACTTGGCTGAATTAAACAAGAATCCAGAATATGCAAAAATAGTTCGCAAAGAACCTAATGCTCGTCCAAGTGATATGCGCAAGGCAAAGAGTGCTGGCGATGAGTTTGAAGAAAGCATTATGGGTCTTGGTGAAGGTCCAATGAGTGCTGAACCAGATCGTCCAGTAATGATCAATGGTAAGCAAGTTGATATTCACTCGTTAGAAGTTGAAAACCCTTATCCAGAAGACTACCCAGATTTTAGTGATGCTTACTTTAGTGCTGGTCAATATACAGATGGCACTCCGATGAGCGATGACGAACTTGACCAATTGCGAAATGAAAACGGCAATTTACTCCATGTAATGACACATGACCAGTTTAATGGAATGTATGATGAAAGTGCTGTAAACGAAGAACCAAATGAAGGCAATGAGTTCAGTGGTAAACTTGCAGCAGCGAAAGCAAGTGGCAAGAAAGAATTTGAAGTAGACGGCAAAACTTATCCAGTTAAAGAAAATAAAACAAAGGAAACTCCAATGAGTAAAGAAGTTAGTGAAATGCGTAAATTGGCAGGTCTGCCTTTGATGGAAAACTATATCTACGCACAAGAAGAAGAAAGCGAAGATGAAGAAAATGCTCCTGATACTGTTCCGCACAGTGCTGATGAGCCAAGTGCTGATGATAAGGCAGAATATGATCAAGAAGGTCGTATGGCAAAGAGCGAACTAAAAACCGCCAAAGATGCAGCAGCAGAATTGCAATCAATTCTAGATGATGATGAAAACCTACCAGAATGGGTTCAGGCTAAGATTACAAAGGCGGTTGATTATCTAGACACTGCTCGTGATTATATGAAAGATAATGACGTAGAATATACTGACGAAAGCATCGAAGAAGCCAAGAAGAAAGAAAAGCCAGATTATCTTGACTTTGACAAGGATGGCGATAAGAAAGAGCCAATGAAGAAGGCACTTAAAGACAAGGCAATGAAAGAAAGTCGTGCAACAGATGCTGATTTAACTTGGCTACAAGCAGTAGCAGGAATTGTTAGAAAATGAATTACGATTTAGCATGGCTCCAAAATTGGGCATCAACACAAACATATACAGATAGTGGAGCGGCAAGTTGGGCAGTAATTTCACAAGTTATTCCTAACTTTCCTAACCACAGTGTTTCACTTGGTGCAACAGATGATGGTCGATACCAAATTATTCTTACTGGTGATCAAGTAGATGGAACACCAGTATATATTAATCCACAGGCTTAATTATAAAGTCCACAAGATTTTTCATAGGATTATGTAAATTTTTTTGTGGACTTATATAATCCAATAACTTTGGATTATTCTTTGCTATTAAATCACGTGTTAATTTAGCATCAGTAATTTGACCAATGGCATCGTCAAAATTTAATTGTAATACACTTTTTGCTATTCTTAAATCACGAAGTGGCGTATAGGTTAGCGTATTTCCCAAATGAAAATGTTGGTAATCATTTAATAAATTTTTACATATTGAATTTATAAAATATTTCTTATTTGCCTTAATTAACTTATTTTTACCATTGGCTATATCTTCCATTTTTTTAATATTTTTAATAAAATAGGTATAGTGATAATGGCCTTTATATTGTTCATCTTCTAACATATCAATTAAATCTTTGCCATAATGAACACAAAATAACTGCGCAGTTTCTGGATTTCTTAACATATATTCATCGCCTGGTGTTCCGCTAGTTAGTATAGTTGGATTACACCAGTGGTGTATTTGTTTATATGCCCACATATTTCTTAATACAGAACTATTCTTTAAATAGAAACTATCAAACTCAAGGTGTTCACGATCTAATACTTCTACGTTAGTAAACCGTGAAACATAACTGTATACCAACATGCTATCTACTCCACCAGAAAGAAAAGTTTTAACTGGTAGTGTATTGTGCTTTACAAAATTATTAACTTTTGTTAACAGCATTTCGTGCACATTTTCTAAAACATCCGCATAACTTTGAGTATCCTCTGTAATTTCACCAACGGCATCAAACGGGTTGCAATGTATTGACAAATCTTCATTAATTGAAACTGCAAAATTAGCAAAGATTTGATTTGATAACTCGCATAGGTTAGTGATTTGTTCTGTATCATAAAAAATAGGAAAACTGCGGTCTATGTTAGTTTTAACTTCTAACTTATTGTCTTTGTAAATAATGACACAGAAATTTCCTCTGGTTTGTGGTTTTTCTTCGTTAACAATTTGTTCTAACAATTTTTCCAATGGGGCATCATCACAATAACCTTTATATAAGGTAAATTTGTTATCTACTATTTTGTTAACCCATCCAACATCAGTGCTTATGATTATATTTTTTATAGTATAATGGCAAGGAAAGTTAGGTTGTTCTTTGTGTGAAATGTTGAAAAACATAAGAATACTTACATTAAATATATAGAAGGAAATTATTTTTATGATTAAGCCACTTCTTACAGATATAGATGCTTATCCTCGTTATCCGTGGGCAAGATGGGTTTACAATAAGTTATTATTATCACAGACACTAGGATATGAGTGCGCACCACATGGTATCCTTCCCAAAACATATCCTGTATTTTCTAAACCTATAATGAACCTAGAAGGCATGGCACTTGGCAGCAAAGTATGGCACAGTGCGGATGATGTTGAATACAACGCTGGTTATTTTTGGATGCCACTATTTACTGGCACACATTGCTCATATGATATTCAACTGCTAGGTGGTGAAGTAATTCACTGTAAGAAAGCAACCGCTCACTCAACTGCAGACCATAAAGTTATTGAATACTGGACTATTGAAAATGGTGATTTAACAGAAGCACAATCTATATGGGCGAACCTAATTCCAGAGTTTAGCGGTTATGTAAACTTTGAAACTATTGGTAACAAGATAATTGAAGTTCATCTACGTTGGGCAGCGGAATGGTATGATTGGTATTATAAGCCACTGTTTTATAGTGTTCCGGTGTGGTGGAAAAAATTACCAAAAGATATTGCAATTCCGCCAAATCACTGCTATGTTAAGGATGTGTGCGGCGATATCACAAATCAGTCATTGGAAATTAAACGTAGTCATATAATACTCTGTGAAGATTTAGAGGATGGATTGGCACTACGTGATAAAATAATTTCAAATAATTGAAGAAATATATTGCATCTATCTTATCATTGGTGTATAAATAGATATATGCAGTGGAGAGAGTTCCATTGTATAAGGCACATAAGGCAACAGAAAAGGAAAACATTATGGCTTCATTGGCAGAAATCCGTGCGAAACTCGCACAACAAGAGTCCCGTAGTAACGGTTCCGGCGGCGGTCGTGATAACGCAATTTACCCACATTGGGATATTCCAGAAAACTCAACATCACGTATCAGGTTCTTGCCTGATGGCGATGCAAAGAATGACTTTTTCTGGGTAGAACGTGCAATGATCCGCTTGCCATTTGCAGGCGTTAAGGGTCAGATGAACAGCAAGCCCGTGACTGTTCAAGTTCCTTGTATGGAAATGTGGAACGAAACTTGTTCCATTCTAACAGAGGTTCGCACTTGGTTCAAGGACAAGAGCCTTGAAGAAATGGGTCGCAAGTATTGGAAGAAGCGTTCATATCTCTTCCAAGGTTTTGTTCGTGATAATCCACTTACCGAAGACAGCACTCCTGAGAATCCAATTCGCAGGTTTGTAATTAGCCCAAGCATTTATCCGTTGATCATTGCTGCATTGAAAGACCCAGATATTGAAGAACTACCGACAGACTATGAACGTGGTCTGGACTTTAGTGTCACTAAAACTAGCAAGGGTCAGTACGCAGATTATGCTACCAGTAAGTGGGCACGTAAGGAAACCGCACTAACTCAAACAGAACGTGCTGCAATTGATGCATACGGTTTGTTTGATCTTAAGGCTTTCTTACCAAAGAAACCAGGCGAAACTGAACTCAAGATCATCAAGGAGATGTTTGAAGCATCTGTTGATGGTGCTACCTATGATGAGTCACGTTGGGGTCAGTATTACAAACCAAGTGGTATGAATGGCAACAGCAGCGATGCTGATGATGTTCCTGCTGCAAAGCCAACGGTAGCGTATAGTCGTCCAGCCCCAGTTCAAGAGGATGTACCTTTTGACATGGACGATGATACTCCAGTTGCTAGTGCCCCAGTTAGCACTGCACCAAAGAGTGGTGGTGAAAGCAACCAACGTGCTACTGACATTCTCAGCATGATTCGCAATCGCAAAACTGCAGAATAATCTAACAATACTAGGACAGGATTATTGACAATCCTGTCCTATTTTCATATAATAATTGAATAAGAGCGCAAAGGCACGATTATGGCTAAACCATTTGACATATCAAAATTTCGTAAAAGTCTAACCAAAAGCATTGAAGGTCTCAGCATTGGTTATAATGATCCAACTGATTGGGTCTCAACAGGTAATTATACACTTAATTATTTGATTAGTGGTGATTTTAATAAAGGCATTCCGCTAGGCAAGGTAACTGTATTTGCTGGCGAAAGTGGCGCAGGTAAAAGTTATATCTGCAGTGGCAATATTGTTCGTCACGCACAGGAACAGGGAATTTATGTTGTTCTCGTTGATAGTGAAAACGCACTTGATGAAGATTGGCTTAAGGCGCTTGGTGTAGATACCAGTGAAGAAAAACTTCTTAAACTTAATATGGCAATGATTGATGATGTTGCCAAGACAATCAGTGAGTTTATGAAAGAATATCGCACGATGCCAGAAGATGGGCGTCCAAAGGTTTTATTTGTAATTGACTCACTTGGAATGTTGCTTACTCCAACCGACCTTAACCAGTTTGAAGCAGGTGATTTAAAAGGTGACATGGGACGTAAGCCAAAGGCGTTGACTGCGCTGGTTCGTAATTGTGTTAATATGTTTGGTGCGGCAAATGTTGGTATGGTAGCAACTAATCATACCTATGCTTCACAAGATATGTTTGACCCAGATGATAAGATTTCGGGTGGTCAAGGATTTATCTATGCTAGTTCTATCGTAGTTGCTATGCGTAAGTTGAAGTTGAAAACTGATGAAGATGGTAATAAGACCACAACGGTCAATGGTATTCGTGCTGCATGTAAGATTATGAAGACACGTTATGCCAAGCCATTTGAAAGCGTCCAAGTTGAAATTCCATATAAAACTGGTATGAGTCCATACAGTGGATTGATTGATATGCTTGAAAGCCAAGGTATCCTTGTCAAGGTTGGTAACATGTTGCAATATACAAGTCCTGTTACTGGAGAGATTAGCAAAGCATTTCGTAAAAATTGGACAGATGAACAACTTAATATAATTATGAGTGAGTATGCAAAACATACTCCTATTACTAATAAGGAAGAAACCGAAGATGAGTGATACAAGCGAATTACTTGTTCAATTTTGGCAAACAGTAAAAGAATATATTTCAGCAAAAGACCGTCAAGTAGCAGCCGACCATGTTATCAATGAGTTGGTTGAATTAGGCATTACAGATCACGATTTACAAGAACTAGCCGTTGATAGTGCTATGCGAGCAGCAATTGCCGAGCATCTTGATGTAGAAGATGCTGACGAAGATAGCGAAGACGACGAATGAGTGGTTGGTATACCAAGGTAAGTCAAGATTTGTCTTATATTCCTAATTTCATAGAACACTATGAGCGGGAATTAGAATCGGCAAAACGTGATATTGGCATCTATGGCAACGTAGAAAAAAATATCTCTGGTTTACCTGGTATTACCGAACATCGTTTTAATCAATTGCAGGAAATTGAGGCTATTCTCAATCACCTGAATATTCAGTTGCGTAAGATTCGTCGCAAACATTTTCAAAAATACCTAGAACACTATGCTCGTGCTCTTACTGCACGTGATGCAGAAAAGTATGTTGATGGCGAAGACGAAGTTATTGACTTTGAAACTATCATCAATGAAGTTGCCCTACTACGAAATAAATGGTTGGGAATCATGAAAGCAATGGAAAGTAAGAACTTTATGCTTGGTCATTTGGTCAAACTAAAAACTGCTGGCATGGAAGATTTTAATATATCTTAATTATTAAATTAGGTGTATAATCAGTAATATATACAAGATATCAACGACGAGGAAAATATGAAGAAAGCACTTATTACAGGCATTGCTGGTCAAGACGGCAGTTATCTAGCAGAACTACTTTTGGACAAGGGTTATGAAGTTCACGGTCTTATTCGCCGCAGCGCAAACTTTGACCACCCAAATATTCAAAACGTAAAGGATCAGGTTAAGTTTCACAATGGTGATTTAAGTGATTCAAACAGTATTCGTAATCTTATTGACAAGGTTCGTCCAGACGAGATTTATAATCTTGCTGCACAAAGCCATGTTAAGGTATCATTTGATATGCCAGAATTGACTGGTGATACAAATGCTCTTGGTCCGTTGCGTATCCTTGACAGTATTCGTGCTCTTAAGATGGTAAACGACACCAAATTTTATCAGGCATCAACCAGTGAAATGTTTGGTATTCAAAAGTTTAACCCACAGAAAGAAGATACTCCTTTCTATCCTGGTTCTCCTTATAGTGCTGCCAAGTTGTATGCTTATTGGATTACGGTAAACTATCGTGAAAGTTATAAGATTTTTGGTTGCAATGGACTACTATTCAATCATGAGTCTCCTCGTCGTGGTGAACTATTTGTTACTCGTAAGATTACCAAGGCATTTGCTAACATGGTTTTAGGTAAGCAAAAGGTTCTTGAACTTGGTAACATGGACTCGCTTCGTGATTGGGGACACGCCAAGGATTATGTTCGTGCAATGTGGATGATGTTGCAACATGACACGCCAGATGATTATGTTGTTGCCACAGGTATTCAGAGTAGTATTCGTGATTTCTGTAACTTGACTGCACAGCACTTTGGTATTACTCTCAAGTGGGAAGGCAGCGGCGTTGATGAAGTTGCTCGCAATGCTGCAACAGGCGATGTTATGATTAGGGTAAACCCAGAGTTTTATCGTCCAGTTGACGTTGTTAACATTCAAGGTGATGCTACCAAGGTTCGTCAGGTTCTTAATTGGTCACCAGAGTATGATTTGCAAGCACTCGTTGATGATATGTGCGAAACTGATATGAAACTTGCAAAGGCATATCTATGAGCATGATTCTTGCTCCAATCGGCGTTGGAGAATTGTATGATAAGATTACAATTCTTCAAATTAAATTGCAAGAGATTGCAGATTTTGATAAACTAAATCATATCAGGCGTGAGTTAAGTGAACTTACTGCACTCACTGGAAAGTTTGAGGATGTTGATTTGGCGCAAGAGATTAGTGAATTGCTAGAAGTAAACAAAGTTATCTGGCGCAATGAAGACCTTGCCAGAACATATGGTTCTACTGACGACAAGAAACCGTATGATACTGATTTTGTTCGCATTGCAAGTTCAACATATGCTGCAAATACTCGTCGTGCACAAATTAAACAAGTTATTAATAAGAAGTGCAATAGCACTATCGTAGAAGCAAAAAGTTATACATGAGGATTAATCAATGAAGAAGATACTAGAATTAGGCGATCACTATGTAAGTGATTTTATGAAACCCGGCGCAGAAATGCGTGAAACCAAACCATGGAGTCTTGATCTTTATCTTGATGAAACCATCGGCGCAGTTCGTCTTGATGGTGTAGCACCACTTGACAAGATGTATGGTCAGTATTGGTATCGCAGTGGAATTAACACGAGCATGACCAAGCAATTAGGTGAAATTGTAAGCGAAATTACAAGTCGCACTAAGATTAATAACGGTGATATCTGGTTAGACATTGCTTGTAATGATGGAACGTTGCTTCGTCAGGTTCCTGATAATATGATCAAGTTGGGCATTGACCCTGCTGATGACTCATACTACGAAGAAAGCAGCAAGGTTGCCGAAGTTAAGCAAGATTTCTTTAGTCGTGATGCATACGATAGTCTTGGATATGGTAATGAAAAAGTAAAGGTAATTACTTGTATTGCTATGTTCTATGATTTAAACGATCCTCGTCCATTTATCCGTGATGCTCATTCTATTTTGGCAGATGATGGCGTGTTTGTTTTACAGATGAGTTATACCCCTCTTATGTTAAAGCAGTTGGCATTTGACAATATCTGCCATGAACACGTTTACTACTATGATCTTCGTAGTATTAAGAAGTTGTTTGAAGGTGAAGGGTTTGTTCTTCGTGATTGTTCACTAAATGATACAAATGGTGGTTCATTCCGTGTAACTTTTCAGAAGGCAGACAGCGATGAAAAAACCTTTGCTACACAGCAAGTTCGTGATGTTTGCGAAATGCGTATCGCTTCAACTCTTGCATATGAAGCACAGTCGTGGGATATCACTGATAAAAATCACTGGAAAGACTTTGGTGACAATATTTGGTCATTGAAGGCACAGGTTCTTGACTTCTTGCATCAAGCAAAGGCGGAAGGCAAAAAGGTTTATGGTTATGGTGCATCAACCAAGGGCAATACATTGTTACAGTTGTTTGGAATTACTCCAGACCTACTAACTGCTATTGCAGAACGTTCACCCTACAAGTTCGGATTACAAACGGTTGGAACTAATATTCCAATTTGCAGTGAAGAAGAAATGCGAGCAGCCAACCCAGATTATCTACTTGTTCTTCCTTGGCATTTTATACAAGAATTTGAACAAAGAGAACAAGATTTTATTTCCAAAGGTGGTAAGTTAGTAGTTCCTTGTCCAACCTTTAAAATTATTGGATAATCTATGGAAAATATAGTATTCTTTAACCATTGGCATTACGGCGACCTATTCTCAACACGAGGATGGGTTGCCGATATTAAAAGGCAGATGCCAGATACAAATTTTTATTATGCACATAAGAAAAATCCTCGTGCAATCGTTGACCTTGTGGAGACACTTGATGAAGAAAACAACCGTATGGTTCTGGATGGCATTGATCAGTGGAAGCGTTTTGGCGTTGACGATGATACCATTTTGGTTAATACTTGGGTGGGATCATATATGGGATTGTGGGCTAACACCCATCCTTCTTATGTTAGTCATCAACGTATTATTGGCGAGTGCTACAACAATTTGCGTCAGCAATTTGGCATTGACCTCAAGTTAAGCGATAATGTGTGGAATTATGTTCCACAAATTGATTATAGTGTTTACAATCGTGCTGCCGTGGATAATTATAAGCAGTTTGTAGGCGATACGTATCTATTCTGTAATAGTGCTGTAGCAAGTAAGCAAAGCAGCATGGATAATATGCAAAAGATTATTGAACATATAGCCAATAACCATCGTGGTGATACATTTGTTGTAACCGAGAAATTTGATACCAAACTTGATAACATTGTGTTTACAAGTGATATCTTTAACGATGCGTGTGATTTGTGCGATATCTCTTACCTATCAACTAAAGTTAACCTGATCGTCGGTAAAAATAGTGGACCATTTACCTATGCTAATACCAAGGATAACTTACTTGATAAAAATAAGATATTTGTAAACTTTAGCCACGAGCCAGAAGACACGTTGCCATATGGTTTGGATATTGGCGCAGATTTCCGTCATAGTGGTGTTACATATGCAAGTCCAGCAGTGAGAATTATTGAAACTGCTATTGCCGATATCAAGAACAATAGACAAGTTAGCGGTTTTAAGAATGCGTCGTAAGATTGCAATTGTAATGAATAGCGAAACAAACTGTGGGATTCATACCTATGGTTTGTTTTCTTACAATATTCTTAAACAAAGCACAAAGTATAAATTTGAACTTGTTGAAGTTGACCATCAAAACGGTTTCTTTAATTATTTTGATGAGGCTATCGTTGATGGCGTTATTTGGAACCATCATCCAACAACTATGCCATGGTTAAGTAACTATGTCTTGGAACAAACTGCGCTACCACAGTTTGTTATTACTGGGCATGACCACTATAATATCTTTCCTCTTATAGATCACCATTTTGTTTGTGACCCGACCTTCCAAGCAACAGAAACACATAGTCCTATTGGTCGTCCACTTATATTCTATGATGATATTGTGTATACACCGCCTGGCGAAGTATTAAAGATTGGTTCGTTTGGTTTTGGTCAACATACCAAGAACTTTCCACGCATCATTGAATTGGTCAATGAACAGTTTGATGAACCAGTTGAAGTAAACATTAACATCTCATATGGTGCTTATGTTGATATGACAGGTGGGTTAGCAAAGCAGATAGCCGATCATTGTCGTGCTATTGCCAAACCTAATGTAACGGTTAATATCACGCACGACTTTATACCAGACCGTTATAGTCTGGCAAAGTTCTTGAATAACAATGATCTTAATATGTTTTTATATGCTACACAACCTGGTCGTGGTATTAGCAGTTGTGTAGATAGTGGTCTAACCGCCATGAAACCTATACTGTTGAGTGACAGCAACATGTATCGTCATATGAATTGGAAACCGCAATTACTTGCTGAAAGTGTTTCGATTCGTGATGCAGTTGCTAGTGGGTTAGAGCCAACTAATGAATTTCGTGAACAGTATAGTAACGAAAATTATATAAGAGATTTTGAAAAGGTATTGGATAGATATTATGACTAAAACTGCAATTGTTATTGGTGCTGGTGGATTTATTGGCAGTCATATTGCCAAGCGATTGAAGGCAGATGGTTATTGGGTTCGTGGCGTTGATTTAAAACAACCTGAATTTTCTCCATGTGCATGTGATGAGTTCTTTATTGGTGATTGTCGCAATCCACAAGTAGTTGATTTTATTATTGACCAAAAGGTTGATCGTGTATTTCAACTTGCTGCTGACATGGGTGGAATTGGATACATTGGCAATGTTGATAACGACGCTGATGTTATGACAAATAGTGCCAAGATTAATCTTAATGTAGCAGACTCTGCACAGCGTCAAGAAGTTGAACAAGTATTTTTTAGCAGTAGTGCATGTGTTTACAACGAATATAATCAGGTAGACCCACAAAATCCAGATTGTCGTGAAGATACTGCGTATCCTGCGCATCCTGATACTGAATATGGTTGGGAAAAGTTGTTCAGTGAACGTCTTTACCTTTCTTATAATCGTCAGTATGGTATGCGTAATCGCATCGCACGTTTCCACAATATCTTTGGCGAACATGGAACATGGTGTGGCGGCAAAGAAAAAGCACCTGCGGCAATTTGTCGTAAAATAGCAGAGGCTGTAGAAGGCGGCGAGATTGAAGTATGGGGCGATGGACTACAAACTCGCTCATTCCTACACATTGATGACTGTGTAGAAGGCGTAATGCGCCTTATGGACAGTGATTTTAGTGGTCCAGTAAACATTGGTAGCGATTATCTTATTTCTATCAATGATCTTGTATTGACAGTAAGTGCCATTGCAGATAAGACAATTACTATCAAGCATATCGATGGACCACAAGGCGTTCGTGGTCGTAACAGCAATAATGATCTTATTAGGGAAAAACTAAACTGGGTGCCTACTCAAGATTTATATACTGGATTAACTAAAACATATCGTTGGATTGAAGAACAAGTAAAGGCAGTAAAATGAAACCTAGAGTATTATTTGTAACACAAACCCTTGGAGACAAGGCTGCGTGTGGTATTGGACTAATTGGTAATCTTATTGGAAACACGCTTATTACGCATAAAGATTATGAATTTCAGGTGCTGTATACTGATGGTTGGAGCGATGTAATGGCTGCTTATAACTCTTGGCAACCAAGCGCAATCATCTATAACTATGCACCAGGTACTACTCCTTGGATGGACCAACCACATCCACGCAGTGAAATTACCGTGCCACAGGTTCGTATTATGCATGATATGTATCAGTCACTTGCTGATAATTTTGATCCACATAACAATTATGGTTGGCAGTATATTCTTGCAGATGACCCAAGCGTAGTAGGCAATGACCATGTATTCATTACCAATCGTTTACTACCGCCAACCACAACTCATGTTTATAAGGATGGCGACAAACCTATCATTGGTTTTCAAGGTTTTGGACCGCCACATAAGGGTATTGCTCGCCTTGCTCGCAAGGTTCAAGAAGAATTTGATGAGGCTATTCTACGACTTCATATTCCATTTGGATTCTATGAAGATTTAATTCATGGATATGCTGGAAGCAATGCCAATGCTCGTGTGCAAGAAGTAAAGAGTATTATTACTAAACCAGGTATTGAATTGCAGTTTAGTCATGAACTCATGGAAACCGATGAAGTAGTTGACTGGTTAGCACACAATACTGTTAACTGTTACTTCTATGACTATCTTGATGGTGCTGGTATTGCAAGTTCACCTGACTATGCCCTTGCTGCTCGGCGTCCTATTGCTATGACACGCAGTCATCAGTTTCGTAATTTCTGGAACATTGAACCAAGTATCTTTATTGAAGACAAGAGCATCAAGGAGATCATTGCACAAGGCACTGCTCCACTTGAGAAACTATATGCGGATTATAGTGCCGAGAGTGTTCTTGCTGATTATGCCGCAATGTTACGTGTTTTAATACCGTAAAAACGCTAATTCTAAACCAAGTAGTGGCAGATTATATTCTTTAATTCTTTCATTACTGCCAGTATAACCTCTGTTACTTGTGCTTTCTACAACAACCTTGCTGTAGTCTAGACCTTTAATCTCGCAGAATATCCGTGCTTGTTGACTTAACGTGTATTTGTTTTCATAAACACAGTTAATTGCCTTGTGCTTAATTTGGTTATTCAACACTAAATCAATAACGGTTGGCACATCTTCTAAATTGAAAAAATCATGTTTACGGTCTTCACTGATTACTACCTTATCCTCATTTAACAATCGTTGAAAGAATCTGTTGCTTGGTTCGCTATAGTGCGCCAACCCAAATAGTCGTATATTATAACAGTTATCACGTTCGGCCAAATGTTTTGCTTGTATATGTTTTAACGCAGCATATGGTAGCTTTGGTTCTACATAAAAAATATCATCTTCGTCTGCAAAGTCAATATTGCGTTCATTGTCGTATTCATATCCACTGCCAAGATGAACAAACTTCTTGTAGTATCGTGACTGGTTTAACAAATTGCCAAACATTGCCATGTTAATGATATAAAAGTTATCATCAGGGTCGTGAATCATTTCACGACCATAAAATGCACAGTTAATTACGGTGTCAACAGGATGTGCAGCCATATAGCGTTCTGTTGCAGTAAGATCGGTTAGGTCAAGTTCACCGCTCGTTGGTGCAAGAACATGGTGTCCATATTCTGTATAATACTTAACAAGATAACTGCCAACATAACCGCTACCGCCTGTGATTAATAATTTCATATGATGATAATATCCTAATATATAATGTATAGCAATATTTAATGGAAACGCAATGACACCTCAAGAAAGCCACCAACACAGTCTTAAAACCCTAAACTATCTTGCACTACTTGATGATTATTTAAGCGGCATGAGCAACATTGCTGTCATGGGTGCTGGCATCGGTCTAGATGCAGTATGGTGGGCAACACTGCATAACCAAGGTGGTCGTGCTTACAATTTTAATGTTACTGCGGTTGACATTGCTCCTAGTTTAGAAATTAAAACTGCTGGCAAGATGCTGTGGAAATTTGAAGACATGAGCACGGTTGAACTACCACAACAAGACCTTATATGGTGTCACAATGCTCTGCATCATACATTAAATCCTGTTGGTACGCTATTCCACTGGCACAAGTTGCTGCGCAAAGATGGTTTACTAATGGTAGAGATACCTTATTCACTTTCAGTACACAGTCATGTTGAACACAATACGGTAAATGTTGCCATGTCAAGTGGAATGTATCATGTTTATACAATGAGCAGTCTTATTGTTCAGTTAGCAAGTGCTGGTTTTGATTGTCGTCAGGCTAACTTCCAATTAGATAAGGAAAGCGGATGGCTACGTGCAGCAGTATATAAAACTGCCGATGAACCACGTTTGTATAGCAGTTTATATGAGTTAAAAGAAACCAATAGACTTCCATACTGTCTTGATGCGGTGTTAGGCGGCATTGATAGGTTCAATGAAAGTAATTTAGTTCTAGAGTGGATTGATCGTAGCCAAAGTATATTGGGACTATAAAATGATGACAACTGACGAATTACTAGAAAAAATGCTACTTGCTATGGAGCGGATGATTGATGCTCAAGATGATATGTGGGAAGAAGAAAAGTATTCTAACTATCGTGAACGCAATAAGATTAAAGAAGAAGTGTTCTTACCCGCCAAAGAAGAATTTAAACAATTATTCATAGATGTTATTAAATCTATTAAGGAAATATGACAAATGTCTATCTGTAAAATAATTACAAAATTAAACAATCATATAAATGTTTCTCAAGTTAATAATTTATCAGATGAAAATTTTGCGTATAAAGATTCGTTTGAATTAAAAAATGGCTGGCAAAAAATAACTATAACTTCATTTTTGCCAACAGAAATTGTTGATATATTAATTGATGATTATAGTTTAAGCGAAATGTTATATACTTCGTGGGGAATTAATAAAGATGGAAATATATTAAATCCATGCACATATATTGATGAAAATATTACATGGAATATTATTTTACACAATGATATAGGATTTTTTAAAGCACATATCAGTACAGAAATTTTAAACGGATATTATCAAAATTTGTATGAAGAATATTATGGTTATACCGATGTTGCTAGTTATAAATTAAAAAAACACTATAATAGTCAAATAAATTCTTTTTTTGAATGGGATAATGGAATTAATTTTTTTAAAAAAGATAATTTAAAATCATTGCCTTATGTAAGTTTAAATTTAAAATATGATAGTAAATTACTGTTTAATGATATAGGAACTGTAAATTTTAATGCAGCTAAAAATTTAAAACAAAAAGATTGGATTATTAATTCAGATTTTCAATTAAATAAAATTTTTAAAACTTCAAATTTGCCATATAAAAATTTAATAGATTTTTTATTACAATATGATATTGATGAAATTACTGGCGTTTTTGTAAGTGCTATAAAACCTGGTGGTGTTATAGAAATGCATATTGATAATCACCCAACTAAAATTCCCAAAGGATTTAATTTGCATATACCAGTTTTTCCAACAGTAGATGCTCCTTTTAAAATGTTCAAGGCTGGTATAATTCCACCAGTTGCTAACTTAGTCAATAATGAACTCTATCCGCATTGTGTTGTAAATGAAACTGAAACCATCAGATATGCCATTCTTGTAACATCACCAAAATTTAATGATGAAGAATTTATTAAAAGACATATCAATTTAAAATTAATAAATTAATATCTATAACTTAAAAGCATATCCGATCTGCATAAAAACCCATTGTTTTTTGTTGCGCTGCAACATATATTGTAATAAGTATTATTGCAGTGCAAGGAGAGAGCGCAATGAAAACATTAAGTAAGATTTGGAATTATCTTTTCCCATCACAACAAGAAGAGATGAGCCGCAAGTTTGAAGCATTTATGGCTGACTGTCATGATGTTCGTGATGTAGAATATCGTCTACAGATGTGGGATCGTGGTTACGGTATGAATAAAAGAAATTTTGGTGGATTGCAAATCCGCTAAATAAAATTATAGGGAATGGGACGTAATGGACCGTATCGCCTATAACTAGATTACCCCCTACTATTATTCGTAGTAGTAGTCCATAACTTTCAGGAGTTATGTTGTTAAAAGCCCTCACCCAGTGGGGGTTTTTTATTGACAAGAATTATATTAGGATATATATTATTATCTAGTGGGCTGCTAGTGATAATGAGAGCACGTCGCCTTTGCACGGCGAAGGTCAGGGTTTGATTCCCTGGCGGTCCACCAACATCAACAAGGTAATAATATGACCCCGATTAAAGTTTTCTGGCACGTGAATGAGTTAAATGGTTGGAACAATGTAATGGACCAACAGTGGGATTTGATTGTAAAATCTGGACTATGGGATGCTGCCAGTGAAATTAATATCTGTATGAATGGTCAACCTTGGACCTTTGAGGCTTGGTTATCATCTAAAAATATTGTTGATACCGATAGCAAACTCAAGTTAGTAAAAGTTAACAAAGATGCTGCCTTCCATGAATATCCAACACTTAATTTCTTACACACTGTTGCTCAACATGCAGATAGTGAATGTTATGTTTGCTATATTCATCTAAAAGGATTGCTGCGTTGGGGTGATGAAAATGTTGGTGATTGGCGCAACTTTATGAATTACTTCACCATTGAAAAATGGAAAGACAATGTAGAGGCACTTGATGAAGGTGCACAAGTAGTAGGCACAAACTATGGCACAGAACCATGGCCACACTTTGCTGGTAATTTCTGGTGGGCTAAGTTAAGTTATATTAAAACACTTGATGTATTACATCATCCAGAAGATAAGTTAAACCGTGCCTACACGCAGTTTAAACCGCATCCTACTATTCCACACTGGCGTTTCGATCATGAAGCATGGTTGCATAGTAAAAATCCAGACTACGTAGAACTTGCTCGTAGTCTGGAACCAGGTGACCGCCATTATCGTGAACGTTATCCACGTGAAAATTATGTAAAGTAAAAATTAATTTTCAAAAACATAGGATACAGTATGCGTTATATTATTATCTAACATGTACTGCAAACTAATAGCAAGACTGCCATTGTTGTATTCCACGTCATACAATTGTTTTTCAAAATCAATACAATTTTGAATGGACGTAAAATGCATTTCTTCTGTTAGTGTTAGTTCGCTTTCGTTTAAAAAATTAACTACAGAATATATCAATCCATTTTCAAGAGATGACGAATAAAAATTATTGTTCTGTAACTCTAGATCATCATAATTGCTATTCCAATTATAATTTATACTAGTATCAATTGATGGGCGAGTTTTTGTTTTAATTCTTTTAATTAACATGATTAACGTTCCTTTTTTGTAAAAAATAATGTTTGACAACCATAGTATTTATGGTATTGTAAGTTATAGGCTCAAACACAGAGGGTGTTCCCATGACTCGCATGAATGATGAAGCAATTATGGCTCGTATTGCCGAGCGTTTTGAGATTTTAGAAGATATGACCACTGCTGTCAAGGAAGGTGATGTCCGTGCCATGATCGTCGTGGGACCACCAGGCGTGGGCAAATCCTATGGTGTCCATAAAAAGTTGGACGAACACTCTCTTTATGATGAAGTTGCTGGCAAGGTCAAATATCAGGTTGTCAAGGGTGCTATGACTGCACTTGGTCTGTATGCCAAGTTGTATGAGTTTAGCGATAGTGGCAGTGTGTTGGTATTTGACGATTGCGATAGCGTGTTAATGGATGAACTGTCACTTAACATTCTTAAAGCAGCCCTTGACAGTGGCAAGAAGCGCACTATCCATTGGAATGCTGATAGCAATCTCCTACATAAGCAAGGTATTCCTAACAAGTTTGACTTTAAGGGTGGTGTTATCTTTATCACTAACTTGAAGTTTGAGAATATTCGCAGTAAAAAACTACAAGACCATCTTGGTGCGTTACAATCACGTTGTCATTATATTGATTTGACAATGGATACTGAACACGATAAATATCTTCGTATTCGGCAGATTGCAGAAAGCGGACAATTGTTTAATGGTTATGATATGACCAAACAACAGGAAACTGAAATTCTGCATTTTATGAAGGCTAATGCCAAGCGGTTCCGTGAAATGTCATTGCGCACTGCACTCAAGTTGGCAGACCTTCGTAAGTCGCAGCCAAACCGTTGGCAGCGTGTTGCAGAAGTAACTATTATGAGGAATGGTGCATGAAGACATATGATATCAGTGGTTACGTTACAAGACCACATGTGCCAGTGACTAGTTTTAGTCTAACGGTAAATGCCAATGATCAAACCAGTGCCAGACGATTGGTTACAATGCAATATGGTGCTGGTCCTGATACCAAGGTAACTATACAAAAACTATTAGAAAAGAAAAGCAAATAACTTTCATAAACAGGGCTAATGCCCTGTTTTTTTATTGCGCTATCGTAAATTATTGTGTATATTAATACTAATGCTGTGCAAGATTGTAATCCGTGACGAAGTAAATTGTAAACTTGAAGGACTTGATGTAGACACTCGCCGCAGGCTTGTGGCAAAATTCAAGTATGAGGTTCCGTATGCTCGTCATTTACCAAGTGTAAAACTAGGTCGGTGGGATGGCAAGGTTGCATACTTTCAATTAGGTGGCAGCACCTATATTAATTTGCTTCCAGAAGTTTTAGAATGGTTAACTGAACGCAACTGGGATTTTGAAATAGACGATCAGCGTGAAAATCGCCAATCATTTCAGTTTACTCAAGTAGATAGCAGCACGTTTGCGCACAAGACATGGCCAGTGGGTCATCCAAATGTTGGACAACCAATTGTCTTGCGTGATTATCAAATTGATATTATAAATCAGTTTTTAGGTGATACACAGTGTGTGCAAGAAGTTGCAACAGGTGCTGGCAAGACTATTATGACAGCAGCCTTGAGTCTTATGGTTGAACCGCATGGGCGTACTATTGTTATTGTGCCAAGCAAAAGTCTTGTTACACAAACAGAAGCAGATTATATAAATCTTGGGTTGGATGTTGGTGTTTATTTTGGTGATCGTAAAGAATTAGGTCGCACACATACTATTTCAACATGGCAGAGCCTCAATAGCCTTTATAAGAGCAGTAAAGGGGTAGGCAAAGATTGGGCAGCAATGACGAATGTGACTGCGCTTGTTGTGGATGAATGTTTTGATGGTGATATGAAGGTATTAACCCCGAATGGATATGTTCCAATCAAAGATATAAAAATTGGTGATAAAGTCATAAATTATTCTGAAATACATAAAAATTTTAAAGTTGATACTGTCGTAAAGCAACATGTAAATCTTAAAAATTCATCGTTTGAAAAAATGTATGAATTGGAATTTAACAATGGTAGTATTATTAAGGTTACAGGAAATCATAAATTTTTAACGAATAGTGGATGGGTTCGTGCGGATGAATTGACAGACGAGCACGATATAATATCATTCAACATAAATACATATAGCAAAGGCGAAAGTATTTATGAGTAAAAAATCACAAAGAATGATAGAAATTGTTAATAATAGACTAACAAGTTATCAACAAAAAATCCGTGTTGTTGAATGGAATTCAACGCATATAAAATTATCAAATGGAATGGTGTTGCACGATAACGATAGATTGCGATTTATTCGTAGAATAAAAA